CCTCAAACTGTTGATGTGTCATAGATTCAATAAAAGTATCTAACTCTTTCTCATCCATGTCTTTTCTATCAGTTACATTTTCATTATCATAAATTGATGCAATACACCCCTTAATAACATTAAATGCTGAATTAGCATCATCACCTGCTTGTGTCATAACATCAATCTTAGGATACTTCATCATAATACCGATACCATCACCTAATTCAATCTTGTCACTATGTTCTACATTGTTAACACATTTAACTTCACCGAGGTTGACTTCAACCTCAACTTTAGTCACACCATCATCTGGACATGTCACCTGTATCTTTGCCTTCTCGCCAATAGACTTTGCACGAATTTGTAAAAATACATACTCCAAATCAAAGAACGGTAGTGTATTAGCATCCACTGAATCAAATGTACAATTATGAATAATATCCTTAATTGCTCTAATCTGATCAGTCTCAGCTCCAGCACTTTGTGCCATTAATAAAAGTTTTTCTTCTTTTACAAGGAATGGACGAAATTCCACTTTTTTACCATTAGATGGTAACGTCAACTCATACTTAGCCGAAGCCAGTTTTGGTAATGCCATAATTATCTCCTATTTACATTACGATTAATTAAAATCTAAGGCCTCTTCCGATTCCTAGATTACTTATTGGATTCTTAGTAATTCCTCTAAAGAAATTTTTGAATGCCAAAACTTTTTGTTGTGCGAATACTACTTTATCTCGTGCAGCCATTATGTCATTTACTGCTTTACCAGCATCTTCAAACATACCTTTTTGTCTGCCTGGAAATGAATCTACAAATGCACTTCCAACTGCTCTACCAGAAGATGGGCCATCCTGTAATGTATCTAAAAAATCTCTTGGTGAGTTTGTTCTCATAACAGGTACTTCTTTGTATTCCTCATACTCAACCCAATGGGCTCTTGGTTTACCAAGTTCGGATGGATGTCCACCACCTTTTGGTTGTAGAGGCACCCACTCTTTGAATGACATACCTACAGTTGTTTTAATCAATTGACTAGTAGTGTCCATATTATATTCTATTGCATTTACTGTCTTTGGAAAACAGTTACGAATTTCAATACCAGCAGTTCTCTGTCCTTGTTCATCTAACTGATAAACTCTCATATTAGAAATATAGTCATCATAATATGATACATTGTATGTAGTAGGACTCACGATAAAATCTTGCCATGCGTTAAACACAAGTCTTTCTTCATGGTTTTGTTTTAATAGAAATTCTAATGTAACCTCTTCACCATATGTTAATCCTTGTGCAACCTCATAGGAAGGGCCGTATATATTCTCATCTGTAGTTGTACGAATGTTTTTGCCTGGAAATGATGCACCAACAATACGGAGATTCAAATCTCTAGGTATTTGTCCACGAGCAGATGATGCAACTAGTGCTGGAAGAAAAACTTCACATTCAAATCTATTTGGTTTTGCTTGTCCGAATTTTGATATAGTTGCATAGAAATCATCTATTTTAGTATTTGCCATTAACTTGGTCTCCTTGGAGCGTTTGCCATTCTTCTAGAATCTGCATATACTTTACCTTCAGTTGCGTGTACAAACTTCTGTACAGGTAACAGTACTGCAACCATCATTTCATCTGCATTAATAATACGAAATGGTGGTTTTACATGATCCATAAGATATCTTTTAATTGTTGGTTGAACCATCTTATTTCTTTTAATTCTATTCCATGTTAATTTAATTCTAGTTGCCTCATCCATAGGGCCATTGGCATACTCTGCCATCACGTTCAATAACTTGACTCGCATTGGAACTGATAGGTAGTGAAAGTTTAACCCCATAAACCCATCTGATAAGTTAGCACCACCGATAGGTGTAATTGGTAATATTAGAGGGAATCTATCGTAATAAGGTAGGACATTTCTATTATCCTTGTACTTTGGACTGTACATGAAGAAATTCATCTTACCGAATACTGGGCGTGTCTTTAACTTGCCCTCACGAAGTTGTTCTCTTGGATTTATATCTCCAAGTTCTCTTACTTGCTTTCTGAACCAACGGATAGATAAATCTCTACCCCCTGCTTGTTCTACTATCTTGTCAACTGCATCTGTCATACCTCTATTTATACAGTTAACCCAAGTGGTCTTCAGTAAGAATCTTAAATTCCATACCTCTATCTTTACACCACTCTATTGCTGCTTCCCATTTTGCTTGATTAACACCCCATGTACGAACTTCGGTAATGAACCGTTTTGTCTTACGAGACTGTGCTTTGGGAGGCCCACACTGTGCTTTAGGTTTAACTTCAATGATGATTTTCTTAATATCACCATTTGATTGTTTTACCTTAATATAGAAATCGGGGAAATAACGGTGTCTCCTACCGTCAAGGGGGGATATGTATGGTATGATAACTTCTTCACTACCCCATTCAAGGATAGAACTGCTCTTATCACAATACACCATAAAACGTCTTTCCCATAGGGAACGATATATCACTTTGTCTACGTCACCCTTATATTTCTTTTGCTGAATTGGGACGTATCTTCCACTATATGCCATGTCAAACCTTATAAATACTTTAAAGAATTAATTCTTGTAAGGATATTTATATGGCATTTAACCCACATTACGACACAGGAGTAGCACAAGCATTAAAGGCTTCATCTATTGGTTCACTACAGTACCCCAAAGATATTACATCAATGTCTCGTTCTGACCATTACGTTCAGTTTTTTATAAACGAGAATGTGAATGGTAGGGCATACTTTAATGGTGGTGCAACACCAAGCGGTGAGAGAAATAAGGGTTCAATCCCAAGAGCCCCTATGGTAAGAACAGCTGGTTCTATCACACTGTACATGCCTAACCAAATTCAAGTATCTCAAAAAGCAAACTATGGTGAAGCAGAAATAGGACTACTGGTAGCAGGTGCAATTGGTGGATACAAAGGAATGCTTGGTAAAGGTGGTGGTATTGACTTTTCGGCACTAGGACAAACAATAAAAGATGAAGGTTTGGATATTGGTGCGAGTGCATTAGAAGGTGCTGGTGCAACTGGAGCAAAGGCTGCAAAAGCAATCATGTCTGGTGAAACTACAAACAATAGAACAGAGATGAAATTTGAAGGAATTGATAGACGTTCATTCCAATTTACATTTAGACTAATTCCACGCTCTTCTGCTGAAGCAGAACATGTTAAACAGATTGTTCAAGTGTTTAGACTACACTCTATGCCATCCTTTACAGACGATGCATTAGGTAGAACACTTCAAGCACCATCTACATTTGATATTCAATATTACCCAGCACAACACCTACATAAAATAGGTACATCTGCATTAGAAGCAGTTGATGTAAAATTTGGTGGGGATAGACCACAATTCTACGGTGATGGACATCCAACAGAAACAGAATTGACATTGACATTTAAAGAGTTAGATATTGTCACTAGAGAAAAAGTAGCAAAAGGATTTTAATTTATGTATTTTAGAAAATTTCCAAAAGTTGAAGTGGATGTTAAGGGTGATGGTAATGCAGTCAGCATGACAGATATTACTCGTAGAATTAAGTTTTCAGAATCTACACTTGAAAGTCTTGTAAACTTTGATTTCTATGATGTACCAGATGGTTCAACACCAGAACAGATTGCACATGACTATTATGGAGACACAGGACTACATTGGGTTGTTCTTCTTGCAAATAATATTAAAGATGTGTATAGTGATTGGCCTATGTCAGTACCAAGGTTTGAAAAGTTCGTAGCGTCTAAGTATAGTAATGTAGATGAAGTACATCACTACGAATACACACAAGAATCTGGTGATACTAAATTCTTAATAGAATTACCTAACGATCCAGCAACTACAATTCCAGCTGGGGCAGTGACAATAACTAATTATGAATATGAGGAAAGAATTTTGGAATCAAAAAGAAAAATAAGATTGATTCAACCCCAATACATTAGTGTAATACGTTCCGAGTTTGAAACGAAAATAGGTAGATAAACATGGCGGAAATTCAGTACGCTGGTGAGTATCAGATTGAAGTCTGCGAGATATATGCCTCAAGTGGTACAGTACTCGATTTAAAAGACCAATTTGCATCAGTTAACATATATGAAGATATTTTTAAGAATGCACTTACTGGTGACATCTCAATTGTTGACACAAACAACCTATTAACAAACCTTCCTATTATTGGACAAGAGAAGTTAAAGTTACGTCTAGTAACGCCAAATGTTAACGATGATTCTACTCGTGGGTTTGCAATTGACTTCACAGACACTCCACTGTATATCTATAAAGTAGACAGTAAAGTTGGTATCAATGATAACACATTCGCATATACCCTATCATTCACTACTCCAGAAGCAGTACGTTCTAACCGTATTCGCATTACACAAGCATTTGATGGTGAACCTTCTGAAGATATTGTTAAGAAAATATTCAGAGATGAGGAATTACTTAACTCTAAGAAAGAATTGTATTATGAGATGACATCAAACAACTTTAAGTTTGTTGCACCAAATATGCGCCCATTTGATTTTATCAACTCTGTAAGTAAGAGGTGTCTATCTAAAGAATATAACTATGCACCTACATTCTTATTTTATGAGACTATCAAAGGGTTCTGGTTTAGAACTATCGATAGTATGATGGATACCAAAAACCCTAGATTTGTTTACAAAGAGGAAACTCCAAACATTCTACCAGAGGGGCATAAGAAACCAGATATCAATACTACACTAACAAACCTTTTAAGTTATAGTTTATCATCATCAACAGATGTAATGATGAACATGCGAAAGGGTATGTATGCATCAAATCTTCTAATGATTGATTTGGTGAACAAGACTGTAGAGAACTTTAATTATAATTATTTCGATAACTTCGAAGAAGATAAGCATGTGGACGAATACAATAACTATGGTTCACAAAATGCACCACTTGGTTCAGAAAGTAAAGATGAGTATAATAAAAGATTATCTGATTATGACACATCAAAAATTTACATGCAAGCTGTTGACAGAGAGGCCCCAAATGGGTTATTCTCTGCTAGACATGATGGACAATACGATTACACAGGAACAGATATTTGGTTACAAAGGCGTATGGGTAGATTCACTGCAATGCAGTCTGCAATTACCTTACGAATTACAGTGCCGGGCAATACCACACTCCAAGCAGGAGATATGGTTGGTATCGACATGAGAAACCAAGGACTTCTTGCAGAAGATGAACGTGACCCTATTTACAGTGGACGTTATCTTGTATCAAAACTAAAACACGAATTTACTAGAGGTGATGGTGTATATAAACACAATGTTCACATGGAAGTAATTCGTGACACAGCTTCACAACCATTCTCAGACAAAGGAGTGCCACTAATGGATAATGGTAATCCGATTGACGTTATCGTACCAACTGGTAGCGAGGACGCTGGGGATATAACATATTAAGGAGGGATGCCAACAACTCGATTCGTTATGAGACTTTTAACATTTAAATTTCACGAGGAACAATATGACAACCAAACTCAAAAACAGACTTCAAAAAATGCACTTCCAAAAGCAAATCCAAAGGAGAACCCAAATTGAGGAATCACAAGTAGATAAATATACGGAACAGTTATATGCAAATAAAGTCAATGAGTTGTTAGGACTACAAACAGATGAAAACATTCGATCAGATACAAGAGGGAGTCTACGACCCCAACATATTTAAAGCAATCTTCCTAGCAGGAGGCCCCGGCAGTGGTAAGTCTTATGTTGTTAGAAGAACAACAGGTGGACTAGGAATGAAGATTGTTAACAGTGATGATGTCTATGAGAAGATGCTCAAGGATGTAGGGTTAGATACTACACCAGAAGATATCTATTCAGACCAAGGACAAGATATTCGTGTGAAGGCGAAAAAAACTGTTAGAACAATGCAAGCAAACTATATTGAGGGTAGACTTGGACATATCGTTGATGGTACTGGTAAGGACTTTGATAAGATTTCCAAACAGGTGGGAATGTTAAGAGGACTTGGTTACGACTGTTATATGATATTTGTCAACACATCGTTAGATACTGCACAGGAACGTAATGCAATGCGAAAGCGTACATTGCCTGAAAAAGAAGTAGAAAAGATGTGGAAAGAAGTTCAAACCAATATTGGTAAATTCCAAAGACTGTTTGGTAACAAGAATTTTGTTATCGTGGATAATAATGATGCTGGAGAGGACATATTCTCTAAGGTATGGAAACGCATCATGGTATTAGTACGTCAAAAGGTAGGTAATCATATCGCAAAACGATGGATTTCACAAGAATTGGCGAAAAAAGCACGAAAATAGGCCCCCATTTACATAAATTAAGAGAAAACCCACTTTTTAGTGGGTTTTTTTTGGCGAATTGCCTTGACATTTGTTTTAAAAACATGTATAATATAGGTATATTATGAAGAAAGGATTGAGAATGAAAATATACTTAGATATGGACGGTGTGATTGCCGAC